TATTGAATAGGTCACCGATAACACCTGTGGTATTTTCTAATCCACCCTTGAGCATATTGCCCACGTCACCCATCACAGAGTCCAGGGTTTTACCTGCTAGGGGATTAAGTCCATCAGGGAATTGATCAGTATAAGCAGGTATATCTTTGAACTGTTCCAGAGGTATTTTGTAAAATGATATTCCAGTTGCTTCTGCAAGTGATTGAACTGTATCATTATAAGCTTTAAGTATACCCTTGAACTTATTATTATACAGATCTCTAACAAAATTATAGATGGATATAATCTTCTGCTCTATTCCATCTAGAAAACCTTTGACGTTTTCAAATACTTGATTTGCCCCTGCCTTAAAATTATCAAATACTTCTTTTATCTTAGGACCAAATATTGCTGCAACACCAGCTACGACTGCGGCAATCAGTCCGACCATACCTAGTTTTCCAAGGAGACCACCGCCTCCTGCTCTACCTGCTCCGAGTCCTGATAATTGTTTTACAATATTTCTAACTGTTGCACCCAAACTCATGGCAGCAGCAAATGTTTCTACCAAAATATCTTTGATTGCCTTTACAGCACCCCGCATTGCCTTGGTAGTTCTTTTAGCACCAAAGAACTTTGTATAGTCCATGGAGAATGCCTTACCAAAACGACTTGGCGTTTTTTGGTCAGGTGTAGTTTGACTTTCTTTTATAGGAGCAGGCGCAAGCAATCCTCGTTTGGATGCAAAGATTGCATTAGAACCACGAGGACGGATGAATTTTTTTGCTCTTGCTCCAGGAGTTAACATTTAAATGCCTTGTTGTTGAATTCGTGCATTCTCTTCTTCAACATATTGATTTAACATCGCAAGGTATATATCTCTCTCCCATGGCATCATGTTTTCAATCTCCGTTAAACTATATTTATGATGCTGCATGAGAGAAAAATTGACCTTGTAATATGATTCAAGATCAATATGTGCCATAATCAACCGAAAAAACTTTGTAACCCTTCTAATACGATCTCACTCTCAACCTTTGTATTTGGGTTGGTCACTTTAATAGTGTGTGAAAGTTTAGGCATGGTAGTAAAGAACTCTTCAATCTGTTTAAACTGGGAAGAATTCAAACCATCCATCCAGGTCATTAGTTCTTTCTTAGTAACATCGGAAGTAGACCATGCTTCATCTTCATTAAAAATCACATCAATACATGATCCAATAATTTCAAATGACTTATCTAATCCGTCGTCTTCATCAAAACTAAAGTTATTAGTGACAAACTGATCCAATGATGGATACTTCATACGAAGTGTCAGACTACCATCTAAATCAATGTCTGGTGAATGACCCTCTTTCTTGACAACTTCAATCTCGTCAATATAAATCTTGACGGGAACTGTTGTCTCTCCATCATCAGGACAGGTGATGATTAGATCAACTGCTTCACCTACAGACTTGCCTCTGATATTCAAGAACAGATATTCGATATCAAAGGTAGGAAGACTCTCGACCTTAACACCCCTGGTCTGGATACAATCCTTCAGTGTCTTCTTAACTGCATCTGCAATTTGTTTTTCGTCTTCGCTTTCTAGTGCGAGGATAAGAATCTTTTCTTCTCTAACGAGGAAGGGGCGATACTTAATTTTCTTTCCTGTTGAAGGTAATACCAACTCATAAGTCGGGGTAGAAATCTTTGGTAAAGGCATAATGTTAGATTACGATAAAATTATTTAGTAGGGTATATTAATCCTTTCTAGGGATCTGTTTTCTTACAGTGTACCTAGCATAGTTGAAGTTTACACTGACCTGTGTCAATGTACTTCCATCATATGAGAATGGTATGGCAGCAATATTCATTGGGAAACAATCAATAAAATCATAGATTAGGATAGGTTGCTGGAGTAATTTCTTTGGATCATTATCCTCGTTTGGATTCTTCCAGAACCCTCTTTCAAACTTGATGATAGAAACCTTAGTCTTATACTCATTAGGATATCTCATCCTAAAGAAACTATTGCTCTCATCAAATCCTGCTGCACCTTCTTCATCACCATCATATGTTGAACTACCTCTGCTGAGTGGATCGATCCAGTTCAACCATTCCTCAAAGATACGAATAGTATTATACTCTTTATCAACATAGAAAGTCAAATCGAAGTCAGCAAAGATTCTACGCATCGGGAATCTTTCGAGAACTCCTTGACGACTTCCTGCTTCTTCTGCCATATCAAAGGATGAACCTGGTAAAGATGCATCAGAACATAAGAAGTCGTATGTTTCTTCTGTTGATTTAGATTGCTCAAACAATCCACATCTAGTGAGGTATCTATTCAAAGGACCAACACCACTTTGCCGGATAGTAGAACGTCCAAGGTTTAATGACACCATAAACTGTGATGTTTGGGACAACCCACCAAAGGTTTCCTGGACATCATTTATCTTCTTGTATAGAATCTCAGGCGAATATGTTGCCATCTAAATACTTTGAAACTACTTATATACTATGTATGCCGTATAGTGGAAGGTATCTCCCGTCATATCCTAAGAAGTACAATGGGAATTCAAATAATATAATATATCGTTCTCTTTGGGAACGCAAATTTATGAACTACTGTGATCTAAATGAGGCAGTGAAGGAGTGGCAATCAGAAGAGTTTTGGATACCATACATCTCACCTGTAGATAAAAGAGTTCATCGATACTTCCCTGATTTCTTTATCAAGTATACAGATAAGACTGGTCGCTTGAGAACTATGGTGGTTGAGATCAAACCTAAGAAGCAGGTAGCACAACCAAATATGAATCCCAAGCGGAAGACTAAGGCATGGCAGAACTCTATCATAACCTGGTCAGTCAATCAAGCAAAGTGGAAAGCAGCACGAGAGTTCTGTGCTGACCGCAAGTTTGAATTTAAGATTATGACTGAAGACGATCTAGGAATCAAGTAATGCCAAGGAAGACTCTCAAGCAAAGAAAACAGGAAGCAGCAGAAGCAAGAGATACTATTGGCAGTAGGATCATGGCACGGGCAGGTGGTGGTAAGGACCCCAACTGGTATGCGAATGAACTATTCACTGAACTACAAAACAATCAGGGTGAACCAGGACCAGGTTCTCTCTGTTTCTTTAGTTACAGTGCAACACGTCCTGATAGATATCCTTTCTATGATAGAAGACCCCTTGCTTACATCATTGAAATCAGCAGTACCAGAGTCCTTGGTGCCAACTTACATTACTTAAATCCTGCTATCAGAGGAGAAGTTGCTGCTTCCTTGATAAATAAGAAACAAGTGGACTTTTCCGTAGGTTATTCCAAACTTATACACAGTTACATTCCTAGTAACATGGGTGATATGTATGCTATTCCAGTTGATGGAAACGAGTATCGTGATGTCGCAAAATTAGTTACTGAAAATTTTGTAGACAAGACAGGAATATTTGTGAGTCCAGAAACAGCGTGGGACAGTATTTAAATGGCAGAAAACACCCGAGTCAGCACAGATGCAAGAGTGCCTAATATTGAGAGAAAGGTTAATCTGATCAATACTGGTGGCGCGAGCAGCAACAATCAGGTGTTGAGAGTAAAGATTAATGGTAGGAGTCACTTTGTCCAAGTCCGCTTGAATGCAGATGGTGGGTATGCTGCTGTTGCAGTTCAAAGAAATGAAATCGAAAAACAAGTTCCTAAGTCACGACTCAATCCTTTAGGTGTAGAGAAAACAAAGGTTGATCGTCCTTGGGTAATATTTACTGTAGATAAGGATGGTAAAAGAACATACGGTGGTAAAGGTAGAACACATACACCTACAGCACCAGGAAAAACTGGTAATCTACTAGGAGATAATCTTCCATTCACAGGCAAATTAGAAACAACTACGGAAGCACAAGCATTAGCACAGGCAGCAACAGCAACTATCAATGGTGAGAGTGTAACTCAAGCACAGTTTGAGAACATGGTTTTTACCAAAGCAAGTGTTTTAGGTAAATCAGCAGCAGCAAAGGAAGCCCAAGAAGCGAATAGAGAACTTGGTACAGGTATAGATGCTTTTGTACCCGCAGTTTCAGAAGCAGCAGCAGAAGAACCACCCCTTCGAGTCCTACCACATAATGCAGAGGATGATCCAGCAGTTACTGATACTGTACTGCAACCAGGTAATAATGATGCAGGTGTATTAGACACCAATCTAATGAACGATATCAAAGATGGTGTTCAGGAATTTGCAAGTGAAGCTGGTGATAAAGTTCAAGGTTTCTTACCAATGGTTGGTCAGTTCCTAGAAGATTTAAAGTTAACTGATGCTGAAATTGAACAATTCGCTAAGATGTTTGAAGGTGGTGGTGGAGATAAAATTGAAAGTGCTCAATATCCACTTGATAATACCTACGGTGATATTCGCGGACAAGATTACGTCACTATTGACCAGTTCATATATGAACCGCCAAGAAGAGATCAAATCTTTGGCGACTCAATAAGTAATGTAACTAGGGGTAATCAAAGACGGTCACCATTGAAAAGATTCGTGGCACAAGTTAAGTTACCTATGCCAAATAGCATTCAAGATTCCAATCAGGTTGGTTGGGGTAAAGATGTGATGAACAATCTCTCTGCAGCAATAACTTCTGGTGTTATGCAGAATCCAGTATTGGTTGGAGGTATTGGTGCAGGTTTAAGTATGCTCACCAATCCAGGTCTAGGACAGATGGGTGCTCTGCTTGCAGCTGGTATGGCACAGTCTGGGGGTATCGATGGCAATATGAGTGACATAGCAAAGGCACAAGCAGTTGCTAAGAAACTATCTTCTGCTCCTGGTGCTGCTACATTGATGAAAACAAATCTAGGTTCTATGATCCTGGGTGCTATGGGTGTCAATGTTTCACCAGAGTCACTTCTTGCTAGAGGTTTTGGAGTTATTCCAAATAGTAATTTAGAATTGCTATTCAATAGTCCATCGCTGAGAACTTTTGAATTCAATTGGAGAATGAGTGCAAGAAACGAAAGAGAAGCACTACAAATAAAACGAATTATTCGTTTCTTCAAGCAGGGTATGGCAGCAAAGACCGTAACCAATCAGGCAGGTGATAGAAGTCTATACCTAGGAACACCAAATGTTTTCAGAATGCAATACCGAACTGCCGGTGGAAAAATTATTCAAGGTGTAAATAGAATCAAACCTGTTGCTGTTGTTGGCACTGCGGTCAATTATACACCAGATGGTCAATGGTCAGCATACGATGAAGGTCAACCAGTAAGTTGCACAATGTCAATTAACATGAGTGAACTGGAACCCGTATACGCATCTGATTATAGTGAGAAAGTGATTGAAGGTGAAGGTAGACGGTCTAGAGACATCGCCATAGAAGGAATGGGAGATGGTGATCTATATTCAATTAACAAAAACGAGGTAGGTTACTAATGTCTTATTTCAGAGAGTTACCAGATATATCTGCTGTCTCATTATTACCAGGGAGACAGAGAAGTGATGAAAGAATTCTGGTCAAGAATATCTACAAGAGAGCAAAACTTAGAACTGATATTGATTATGCAGTCACTGCCTTTGATATAAAAATGATCAAAGAGGGAGAAAGACCTGACACTATGGCTGCTGAATTGTATAATGATCCAGAATTAGACTGGGTTATTATGACTTGTAATAACATTACCAATCTTAGAAATCAATGGCCACTGAGTAACAATGATCTCCGTAGTTATATGTTAGATAAGTATGGTTCTGAGGCAGCACTTCTAGAACCACATCACTATGAAACACCAGAGATTAGAGATCAATTCAACAGAACTGTTCTGAAGAAAGGACTTATAGTTGATGAAGATTTTACATTCACATACGTAGGTCTAAACAATAAAACTATAACCACGGACAAAGCAAATTACGATTCCATACAAGCAAGTAGTGAATTTACTCAAGCATACAAAGATAGTTTTGTCCTACTGAATCGTAAGGCAGCAGGTCCAGTCAGTAACTTTAAGTTTGAAACAAAAATGAATGATGCTAAGAGACTCATTCGTATTTTGAAACCAGAATTTGTCGGTGGTTTTGTTGCAGACATGAGAAACATCATGAAGTATGAAACTTCTTCTCAGTATATCAACAGAACCACTAAGGCAGGATACAACCCAAGAGAATCTGGGGTATAAAAAAACCCTCCTTTCGGAGGGTGTAAAGGTCAGGAATTGACCAGTTTAGCGAAGTAGTTGAGGGAATCATCTTCCTCTTCTGTACTACT